ACTTGGATCCATGTCAGCAGCGCCAAATAAAGATAAGACAATTTTTGTCGATGTACGTATGTCTGTCTACGAATTAAAAAAGATAATACAATATTTTTTCCAGTATGATGTTAAGTTTGATTTAGTCTATCCTGCTTTTCATATTGCAGGTAAAAAGACACTGGATGATGATCGTGTTCTATCTGATTATGGTGTTCGTAACGGATCGAGGCTGATTATTTCTCTTAGAATTCAGAGCGGATATAGTGGTGGCACGCGGCGCTCTAAACGAAAAGGCAGAAAGACACGACGCAATTAGTAAACTTTCTAGTAAATATATTTCCTATAATTAAGTAGTAGTAAATGGAACGCAAGTATGCACCCAAGTATTTACAGGAAGAGTTTACATTAAAAAATATAATTAAAGCGCTAGATGAGGGATTTAATGTAAATAGTTATTATGAGTTTTGGAATAAATTAACATTTCTAATGCAGGCTGTAAAAATAGGAAAAGAAGATATAGTTGCCTATTTAATTGAAAATGGCGCGGATGTAAATATGACAGATATGGGCGGTGATACGGCATTATCGTATTACAAATATGCTCTCGGATATCGTGATAATATTAATCTTGAACAAATTGTACATAGGCTTCTAGAAGCTGGTGCGTTATTTTTAGCTGATTATAAAGGTGAAATGATGAATGTTAGATCTGAAAGGGAATACAAAGTCTGGTTGAAAGAACAGGATACAACAGTTAGGGAAAATATAATATCCCAAACTAAGAAGTTTAATAAATATTTTCCCCCAGATTTCTTTACAATTAATGAAGCTACGGGGCAATATTTGGATTATGAAGCCCATGCATATAAAACAAAATTAGAGATGTTCTTTCCTAAGGAAATTGGTTTCTTTGGTAAAGACATGAAAGAAATTGATGATGCAGATATAGCGTGGCGAGCTTCAGTAGGTTTACCTCCATCTGAGCGACTACCAGTGAGAGAATTGTATGGTCGCACGCGGCAAGCCAAAAATATTTATGAATTAATCATGATATATTATAATAAAAATGTTATGGAAATCCTATTAGGCACAATATCAGCATCCTCACAAAATTACGGCAAATTTACTATAGATAAAAGAATAACCGTGGCTCAATTAAAAAAGCAAATAAGTCTAGTTTTAAAAATATATTTTAAGTTTGATTTGGTGTATCTTGGATTTCATATTCAAGGTAAAAAAACATTGGAGGATGAGCGTGATATATCTGACTATGGACTTCGCAACGGATCTAAAATAATTTTGTCTCCAATAAGAGAAGCTCAAGTTCCTAAAAGTGGTAAGCGAGGGGGTCGTCGAACAAAGATGAGAAGAGGCAATAAAACACTAAGCAATAAGACGCGGTCTCGGCGCAATTAGATATCCTTCAAATCAAAGACAATCTCTACACAATCCAGTGGCTTGTTCTTCTCAATTGAGATGACATCGCGCGCCCAGAGACCAATGAGCGGGCTCTCCCCATGATAATCACCACCACCACGTCCATTTCCTTCGCAGGTAAGCAAAGGCAAAGGATGGAGTCCAAGTGCTCCGTCGCGCGTATCAATATTCTTGCGTTTATCAACAAACTGCTTCTTCGTGTGATTTACAATGTAAGGATACTGCGCTGTGCTGCACAAATACTCAGGATGAATCTTCTCCGTTTCTTTGCACATATGGTAGAGATTTTCATTCTCAGATTCCTCACAAACAACGGGATTCTTTTGAGCAGGTCTTGAGCATAACTCAATTACCTTTATAAAATTTTGTTCTTCAGAATTTGGCTCCACGTCAGCATAATCGCCTGCCCAGACAACGCGGGTCTTATGATATTGTTGATCGGGCGCCAAGAGAAACTCAAATGCCTGTACAAATTTGTTTTCTAGATACGAATGCTCTGTCAGCTTGAGCCCGTTATTGTATTCATGCGCCAAGGTCCACGCGAGGATCTTGCCGTCCTTGTCCAGAAGAATCGGATAGTAATACTGTCCCATTTTGTTTGGTGGATTAGTGGAGGGTGATTTCAATTTTGCTCAGCTAATCTATACTTCGTGTCAAATTGACCAAAAGTATAGATTGTAAGATATGTTACTAAACTTCACGCTTAGTTGGAGTAGGCAAGTCCGCCCATGCCAGACATGATGCGGAGCACGTTGTAGTTTGTCGCATAGACATACACGGATGAGGTCGTGACAGTGCCAACCGCGTTGTTGGAGACCGTGAGGAGGAGGGTCGTGTTATCAATGCGGGACAAGTTGCAGGTGCCGCTGGGTTGGTGCTGCTCAGGCTGGAGGGCGAATGAGTAGACGTTGATGCCAACCGCGGGGATGTTGGTGTGGTGCTGGTAAGGCTGGACCTCGTTGAAATAGCGTCCCTCGCGGACCTGGAAGCGATCGTGACCGTTGAGCTGGAGGAGCGCAGTGACGACCGGGTTCTTGCCCGCCATGCCCTCGACGCGCGTGAGGGAGTAGCCAGACTCCAACACAGACCGGTCCCACCAGTCTGAGAAGTTGAAGGGCTGCTGTCCCTTCCACGGGTTGATCGTGGCATCCGCGCAGTCAACATAGGAGTCGCGCTGGACGACCCAGACAAGCTCCTTGCACGGGTGGTTGAAGTTCAGCTTGATCTTGTTGCTTGAGGATGAGATTGACTCCTGACCCGTGAACTGGAGAACGTCGATCAGGTACTCGTGGCTGACCTGGGCGAACTTGCGACGCTCGTCCGTGTCGAGGTAGATGTAGTCGACATAGAGGGACGCGGCGACGAGGTTGGCGTTGTTGACGCGGTCGCGGACCGTGTGAACGTTGGAGAGCTGCGGGGTTGTCTCCCAGCAGAGGTTCTTGAGGTCGTTGAAGATCAGGTTGATACGGACCTCGTGGTACTGGAGGGCGATCAGCGGGAGCGCAAGACCAGGGTTGCGGCAAAACCAGAACTGAAGAGGGATGTAGAGCGTGTACTCCGGCGCGCACTTGCCGACCTCGTTGGAGGTGTTGGGCTCGCCTGAGGCGCAGTCATCGTCGCAATCCTCACCACCCTGGGTGATGAGGTTGGTGAGCTGCGGCACGTTACCAACCATCTTGGCATAGCCAGCCTGCTTGCCCGCCTCCTGGGTAAGCTCGTTCCAGATGTGGAGCCACTGTCCGTAGTGCTTGTCGATGCGCTGGCCACCGATCTGGAGCTCAACCTCCTTGACGAGGTTGTGACCGACCCAGTTGAGCCAGCGGAACTGCGCACCAGAGCCGTCGGCTGTGGTGAGCGTTGTCTTGGGGAGCGTCGCCTGGAGGTACATGCGGTAGATCAAGTCACCGTTGCGCTGAACCGTGCAGGTGACCGTCTTGCCAAAGCCAGGGGAGCCGTTGAACGGGTTCTCGATGGACTCCATGGCGAAGTTCGTGTGGCGGCGGTAAACCACCTTGAAAAAAGTAATCTGGGGGTTACCCGTCAGGTAAACGTCTTGGGCGCCATAGGCAACGAGCTGCATTAAACCACCACCTGTCATTTAGTTCTATACCCTTCTCTTAGAAAAAAATTTGGCGGCGGTGGAGGAAAAAAGAAAAACTGAAAAGAGAACCGGGAGCTTCTCTTTTTTTCCTCATATAAAAGGAAAACCTAAACCCTCAAAAAGACTCCATAGTACAGATGAACACTCAGGATCCCTTCTTCAAGATAAGACCTACAAAGCGAAGCAACCCTGAATCAAGGACCACTCTCGACAGTATCCACAAGAGTCATCTAGAAAAGCTTGTAGATGAGAATAAATCGGCTAATTCTATTCGCGCTGATCTACAGAATATCATAAATAAACACAAAACAAGCACGAATGACATAGAAAAAGTTAAGTATGAAAGAGAAATGGGCGATATAGAGCAGAAGTTGAAGGGGCTAACCGACGACAAGAATGTCTTTCAATATTTTTTGGAGACAGGTACAATTTTGTATGAGTACTATGATATACAGGAAAAAATTAATCGCGGTTTCGAGGTTAAGCAGACAAAACAGGGGAAATCGCAACCTGGTAGTATTTGGGCTGCACTTGAAGATGCCGCCGAGAAGAATGAAGTTGAAGGCGAAGTCATTTTAGTGGGAGGAAAGCCGGCGTCCAATGAAACATTGGCACGCAGCAGTCTTCTAAACAAGTATTTACAGAAGATTGACCCTGAGCACGCGAAAGAAACGACG